CGCGGTGACGGTGGCATACCCGCTGAACTTGTCGGCGGTCGATAGTTCGTCGTTGAAGTAGACCGCCTCGACAGCATCGATTTCATGCCCGGCGATGGCGATCACCAGATGCAGGGTGCTGTTGTCGGGACTCGACGCGGCGAACACCAGCGGGCCGGACACCATGGCACGGCCATAGACGATCTGGCGGTTGGCGATCGCCGAGCGGATGACGTGGGTGCGCTGCTCGGCCTGTGCGGTGAACGCAGGCGAGGTGGGGGTGGCTTCCGCGCCGCCGGAGACGGCCATGCGCAGGCCGGCGCTGATGGTGAATCCGATGGCGGATTCGATGCCGGCGTAGGTGATCCACGCCGCCGACGAGATCATGGCGTCGGTGATGACGGCGGCCGCAATGGTTTCTGCAGCCATGCTCGACGCAACGGCAATAGCGACCGAGGTAGGCATCAGCCAATCCTCCAGCTGGCCAGCAGGCCGGGATGATCGAGCGACATCGACAGCGTGCCTTCGGGTGCGGTGAGCACCACCATGCGGCCCATGCAGACACCGAGATGGTCTTCGCCCTGCTCGTCGCGATAGAGCACGATGTCGCCGCGCCAGGCGGAAAGAGTCGGCGCTGGCGACACACCGAGCGTGGCGGTAACGGCCTCGCCCAGGCTGGGGGCGATTTTGGCGATACGGGCCAGCGCCTGGCGCTTGGTTTTATAACCCTTGAAGCGCGGCCAGAAGTCGGTGCCGGTCAGGGCTTCGACGGCGGCGCAGGCGACGTGTAGGCAGTCGTGGGTGCCCAGTATGTAAGGCTGCTGCCGGGCAGCCTCGATCACGGCGATCAGGCGCTCTGGCCAGTCGTTGCGACGCGAATCCATCAGTAGCCCCACCGCAGTTCTTTTTCGACCATCTGTGGCACAAACTCGAAGCCGAGGTCGCCGGGGTAATCGATCTGCTGGTCTTCGTGGTTGTAGCGGCGCACGCGCGGCCGGTCCCAATCCGCCAGGCGCGATTCGGCACTGACGGTGATCGGTGCCGTAGCCCCCAGTTCGATGTCCATGGTGTCAAGGCGGCCCCAGAAGATCAGCGTAGGGTCGGCGATGACGGCATGCCCCCCCGTCAGTTCCGCAGTCCACACCTTGCAGCTCCGGCCTTGATATTGCGTAGACAGTGCCAGCGCGATATTTGCCGGATCAATGCCTTTGATTCGAAAGGCCAGGCCACGCGCCTGCAGGTCGACGCCCTCCTTGATCGGGTCGATGCTACCGAGCTTGCCGACACCGAGCCACGAGTAACCATTCCAGTCGAGCGACACCCCGGAATTGTTCGCACGCAGGAAGCCGGTCGAAAAATTCATTTCGACGAAGACGACCAGCACGACATGCTCAGCGGCTTGAGCGGCTTCGGCGGCGGGGGTCTGCGAGCGAGTCATGTCAGGACCACGCCTCGATGCAGTCGATCGGGAACGATGAGAACTTGCCCGGCTGGGTACTCCACTTCAGCTCGTCACTGGCGAGCATGAACACCGCCGTCGGCCTGACCAGCGTGAGCGCCGCGTTGTCGGCGGGCGAGCTGCGCAGCGGCGGCTCGAAGGTCAGCGTCATTTCGTTGGTGCCGTTGGCGGTGGCATCGGCGACGATCATTTTCAGTTCGCCATTGACCGTGAAATAGTCGCCGGCCAGCAGCGTGGCGCCGACAGTGCAGCCGTCTATCAGCAGCGTGTTGCCGGTTTGCGATGCACCCTTCACCAGCGGCGACCCGCCCTGCGTGCCGCGCGGCGTGGCGCGGGCGAAGTTGTGCAGAGTGAAGCGCCCTGCCCGGCCGCGCAGCTTGACCAGAAAGGCCTGCAGCAGCGCGCTGTCGGCTTCGGTCAGGTTCTCCATCATGAAGCTGGCCTTCCAGCGCGCGCCGGGCATTTCGACGGTCTGCACGGCGCCGGACAGGGGCGAGCTGAAGCTCTGCGTGTTCGGCACCAGCGACCAGTCGAGCACGCGCGGCGCGGCGCGGGTGAGCGTGGGCCAGGTCAGGGTCGTCACGCGAAGCTCCCGCCGCGGCGCATGCTGTCGTGGATGGACCCGATGGCCGCATTCTTGGCGGCGACCATGGCCTGCATGATCGAGGCCTGATCGCTGCGCGAATCGACATTGATGGTCTGGTGGATGACGATGCTGCTGCCGCCGCCGCCCTGTTGTGCAGGCGTGCGCACCGTGACTTCCTCGCCGGGAGTTGCCTTGAACGCCACCAGTTGCGAATCGGTACCGCCCGCGCCGCCGACGGTGAAGGCGCCACCGCTGGCGAAGCCGAACAGGCCTTTGACGCGGTCCGTGAGCGAACTTCCCGACTTGCCGTCGCCCTTGATGAAGCCGGTGACGGCATCGCCAAACGGCTCGGTGACGGTTTTGCGCAGGAAGATGCGAGCCACATCATTGCCCAAGCCTTTCAGCACGGCGCCGACACTTTCCCATTTCATAATGGCGTCTTCGGCCGCACTGGCGAAGGTAAGGCCGAGATCCTTCGCCATACCGCTGTTACTCTTGATGGCGTCCTGCAACTCGCGCTGCTCGGCCACCAGGCGCATGGTTTCCTCGCCGGCGGTGTCGTAGTAGGCCGCCAGCTCGTTCTGCTCACCGACCTTGAGCATGCGTTGCAGGGCTGCGAATTCTTCGCGGGTGCCCTGCATGGCGCGCTTTTCGGCGAGGATGCGCATTTCTTCCTCGCTATCGATGCTGCCTGCCAGGTTCTTTTGCCCCAGCTCGATCATGCGTTGCAGGTCGGTCTTGCCGCCTTCGCCCCCGATGAATTTTTTGACGGCAGCGGCGCTTGGCTTGACGGGTGCCGCAGCAACTGGAGTCGGCGCCAAGGTGGGTAAGCCGAGCGCATCTTTGGGGCCGCTGTAACCCTGGCTGCGCTGGCCAAGAAAATGCGCGATCGAGCCGGGCTTTTTATCGATCTCCAGGCTCAGGGCGTTTTGAATCTTGAGGATGCCGGCCACGATGGGATCGGCGATGGCCACGCCCCAGCCGCCGGCGATGGTCTTCAGATCTTCCCATTTGTCGTTGAATTCGTCGGCGCGCTTGGCGCTTTCGGTGGTGACCTTCGACAGCGCTGTGCCGCGGTCGATCATCTCTTTGATGGCCTTGCTACCCTCGGCCAGCAGCGGTGCGGCGGATTCCCATCCCTTGCCCAGCGCGACGGCGCCGACCGCCGCCCGCTTTTGCGGGTCATCGATGGCGTTCATTACATCGGCGAGCTGACCGAACGCTTCCAGCGGATCCTTGGCGGAAATACCGAGCGCCTTGAATTTCTCGCCATCCTTGCCCATCTCGACCGCGAGCTTGTTGATGGACTTGGCCGTGCCGTCGAGATCGCTGCCCGACTTCTTCGCGGCCGAGGCGAGGCCCGACAGTTGTTCGACCGTCAGGCGCGTGGTTTTCGACAGGTCGAGCAGATGATCCTGAACGTCGATGCTGCTCTTAATGAAGGCGGCAAAGCCGCCGACACTCAAGCCGACACCAAGTGCGCCGAAGGCCTTGGTGATGTTTCCGCTGATGCGGTCCGCATTGGACTGGAAACGATTCAGGTCGTTGATGGCCTTGTCGATGCCGCTGGTAAATCGCGCCAGATTCGCGTTGAAGTCGACGGTGACGCCGGTGCTCATGGCTATTTCATCCCCAATTTGCGTTTGACGACGTCGGCGCCGGCTTCGGCGGACTGCACAATCAGCTGCACGGCGGCTTGCTTGCGCTCATTGAAGGCGCGTTCGACGAAGCCCTTGCCGGGCACCTTGGTGCTGCCGGCGCGAAAGCCATCGTTCTGGAAGCGGCCATAGAAGGGATCGCTCTTGCCCTTGCGCAGTCCGATGTAGATGCCGATCAGGCTGGAGGACAGGCGACCGTTGTGGATGCGCGAATTCGCCACGCGAAAGCCGCGACGCTTGAGCAGGCCGGTCTTTACCGGCACCATCTCGCGGATGCCGCGCAGGACGTAGTTGGCGCCCTGGCGCAGGGCGCCGCGCACGACGCGATCGCCGAGCTGCTGGCTGTAGGCGTAGAGGCTCTTTTGCACCTCGCGCAGACCGCTGACGGTGATGACCGGATTGCTCATGGGTTCGGTTTGTCTTTGTCGCGAATGCAGACGAGCTGCACCAGCAAGCGCTCGACATCGGTGATGCCGAGCAGCTCGCAGATGAAGTCCATCGCAGTCCAGTTGATTTCGCCGTCCATCAGGTTCCAGGCCTGAATGGCCAGCTGGGCGTCGTCGGGGGGGGCGCCTGGCTTCCCCCGCCCCGTCAGGCTGCCGAGCCAGGCGCCGAGTTTTTTGCGGCCTCCTCCATCGCGCCGCGGTGCGCCTTGTACGCATCGAAGATGGCCGAGGTCAGAGCCGGCCAATGCTCCGGATGGTCGGCGATCCACTCCTCCCACAGCGCGGGGTCGAAGGACACCGGATCAGGGCCGCCGCCGGGAATGCCGAGATCGATCTCGGACATGGAGCCCCAGCCTGTGACGAAGCGCACCAGCAGCAGGCGCTGTTCGATCTTTTCGTGGATCTCCTGCATTTCGAGATCCGTCGGGCGGCGCACGGTGAATGTGCGCCCCAGCGACAACACGCTGGTCTGCCGCGCGCGCCGCAGGCGATCGATGAGGGCTTTGCTCATGACGATCAGGAGCCGTAGGTGGGATCGGCTTCGAGGGCAATGGCGCAGGTGGTGGTGGTCACCCCTTGCTTGCCGCCGCCGGGCATGCCGGAAAAGCCGACGGTGCCGTAGAACATGCAGGTACGGCCATTGGGCCAGGTGATTTTGAAACCCTTGGGCGCGGCGGCCTTGTAGGCGGCCAGCATGGCCTGCTGCGCGGCGTTGCCCGGATCCCACTGCATGACCAGGCTGTAGGACATGGGCGAGGCGCCGCTGACGATCTGGCGGTCGGTAGTGTCATGCACGGTGGTGGTGTCGAGCATCTTTGGGTCGCCGCCAGCCGGGCTGTAGTCCTGCACGCCGACCACGCTGGTGCCCATGGTGAGCTTCTTGGCGGTGCCGCTGATGAAGGTGCCCAGGCTGGTGGTGTCGATGCCGCTGGCGCCGTCGATGTCTTCGAGCTGGAAGGTATCGGTGGCCTTGGCATAAACCTGGAACAGGCGCTCGTTGAGCTCGGGCATACCGTCGACTTCGATCAGGATGATGTCGCCGTCGCTGTAGCCGTGGGCGACGCTGGTGAACACACCGGGGTCGGCGTTCGTTGCGGCGGTGATGGTTTTGGCGGCGGCGATGGCGGACTGCATCAGCATCGCCAGGCCGGAATTGGTGTGGATGGTCAGGCTCATGGTTCTTTCCTTTCGGCAATAAAAAAGCCCGCGACGGAGATCCGTGCGGGCCGGGTTGGCGCTGCTGAGCTGCGGTGCGGCTTACATCAGGGTGCTGGGCGTGCCTTCCTGCGTGAAGTACTGCGCGACGAAGGCCAAGGTGACTTCGGCGTGTTGCGGGGCGCCGTCGTCACTGGTGACGACGACCATGTCGGTGCTGACCAGGCGCAAGGCCTTGAGCTGCGTCAGCGTGGCCAGCAGGGCGGTGAAGGTCAGCTTGGTCTCGACTTCGGCAGCCAGTGCATCCATGCGGTCTTCGACGGTTTCGGTGTCGTTGTTGCCGGGCAGCCGCAGCCGACCGGCAATGATCAGGCTGAGGTCGCGCTGATAGATGCCGGGGTTATTGTCCGACACGGCCTCGCTCGATTCGCCGTCGCTGAATACCATCAAGAACGGCATGACTGCGCGCGATGTCGGCAACCGCGTTTCGAATACCGCACCCCAGGTGACAGGGGTGGCCTTCAGCAGGGTAGCGACGGCCTCGCGGATCTGCTGGCGAGCGTGGTTGCTCATACGACCCCCCAGATTTTTTCGCTGTCGAGCAGCTGCTCGACGGCGACCGGCACGCGGGTGATGAAGTTGCCGGCCTCGATGCGGCTCTGGTAGTTGGTCCAATGGCCGACGAGCAGAGCGATGGCGTCGATCAGGATTTCCGGCACGGCGACGTCGACCCGGGTGGCGGTGCCGCTGGTGAAGGCGGTGTAGCCGGCGGTGGAGATGGCGCTGTCGTTGGTGAGCTTGGCAAGCTGGAAGGTGTTCGTATCCTTGGCATAAACCCGGTAAATCAGGCCATCCAGTTCGGTCATGCCGGCGACGTCGAGCAGGATCAGGTCGCCATCGGCAAAGCCATGGCCGGCGCTGGTGACGACACCCGGCGTGGCGGCGGTGATGCCGGTGATGGTCTTCGCCGCAGCGACGGCGCTGACGGCATAGCCGGCGACGTACTGCACGCGCACGGCGCTGGTTTCGTCGCGCGGGGACGGCCACGATTCGCCATACACGGGCCGCACGAAGGGCACCAGGGGAAAGGCGTCGAGGGCGTAGTCGGCGGCGTCCACCGTAGTGAGCGTGCCGTCGCTGGCGATGTACTTGACAGAGGCAACACTAACCACCGGCGGGAACGGCAGGTCGATCTGCCCGTCAGCCGGGAAGGCATCCAGCCGCAGTTCGTGCGTCTGCGGCATCAGGCTGCGCCGGGTGTGGCCTTCGACCCATTTGCGCGCCTCGGTGATGCGGCGCGTGAGCACGGTGTCGCTGGCGGTGTCGCTGGTCTGGATGCCAAGCTGCAGCTTCAACGCGGCCAGCGTGATCGGTTCGACGGTGGGAGCGACGATGAGGGTCATGGCTTACTTTCGGGCGGCCGCTTTACGCGGCGCAGAAGTCGGCGCCGGCGACACGGCGAGCGCGGGATCGACAGCGCGGATCCACTCCGCCGGGACGCAGCTAACCAGGTAGTCGGACAGGTCGGCCTGCGTGTCGGCTTTGAATTGCTCGGCGAAGCGGCCGTCCTGGCTGCCCATGAAGTCGACAAGGATGTGGTACTGCGCCATGGCTC